TGCAAAGAGTTGTTGCCGGCAGACGGTTTGGTGCGCACCTACATCAAGGGCAAAGCAGACCCACAGCGTTTAGACACAGCACAGCGTAAAGCCAACTTCCTGAACTGGCAGTTGACAGAGCAGGTTGAAGAGTACCGCGACGAGATGGAGCAGTTGTTCACACAGCTTCCCCTTGGCGGCTCCCAGTATCTCAAATGGAGATGGGACAAAGATTTAAACCGCCCGGTGCCTGAGTGGGTTCCAATTGACAACGTGTTGTTGCCTTTTGCGTCTACCAATTTTTACTCAGCCGCGCGTGTTACAGAACAGCAAGACATTACCGAAGACATGTTCAAGCAACGTGTCGAGGTGGGCGAATATCGCGATATTGAGATATACACCTCTGACCTGTTGCCTGAGAACCAGACACAGTCAAAAAAGGCCAACGACAAAATCGAAGGTCTAACAGAGCCAACCAAGAACGTAGACGGCTTACGCCGTGTGTACGAGATCACGGTGTTCCTGCGTTTGGAAGACGACCCGCTAACAGGCGGCAAGCGCGCACCCTACGTTATGACGGTGGACGAGATTACAAGCAAGGTGGTTGCACTGTACCGTAACTGGCAGTCAGGCGACGAGCGCATGCGCAAGCTCGACTGGATGGTGGAGTACAAGTTTATTCCATGGCGCGGTGCTTATGCCATTGGTATGCCACACCTTATTGGTGGCCTCTCAGCGGCACTGACTGGCTCGTTGCGCGCGTTGATGGACTCAGCGCACGTGAACAACAGCCAAACCATGTTGAAGCTAAAAGGCGGACGCATTGGTGGACAGACAGACCGCATTGAGCCAACTCAGGTCGTAGAGATCGAGGGTTCACCCGGCGTGGACGACGTGCGTAAGTTGGCAATGCCACTGCCGTTTAACCCCCCGTCTTCTGTGCTGTACAACCTGCTAGGTTGGTTGACAGACGCGGCTAAAGGTGTTGTGAAGACAAGCGAGGGACGAATTGCCGACGCAGGTAGCAACACACCTGTTGGCACAACACAGGCGCTGATTGAGCAGGGCTCGAAAGTATTCTCAAGCATTCACGCACGACTGCACCGCAGTCAGGCTAAGAGCCTGCAGGTTTTATCACGTATCAACCACTGGTACTTGGAAGACATGGACAACCAGTCCGGCGCCGAGATTGCGGTAGCAGACTTCGAAGACAACTCAGACGTCAGTCCGATCTCTGACCCCAACATCTTCAGCGAAACACAGCGTTTGACTCAGGCTCAACTGGTAATGCAGTTGGCAGACAAGGCGCCTCAGTTGTACAACGTGCGCGAAGCGCACATGCGCGTGATGAAGTTGATGAAGGTGCCTGACATTGAAAAGGTCATGCCTAACCCACAGGGTTCAACAGAGAGCAACCCCGCGCTAGAGAACGTTCAAATGACAATGGGCCACGCGGCCGCCGCGTTCCCAGACCAAAGCCACATTGACCACCTGAAGGTTCACTTGGCGTACATGATGGACCCATCTTATGGTGGCAACCCACTCATTGGCCCCGGTGTGACGCCTTTGATGTTGGAACACATCAAGCAACACCTGACACTGCACTACCTGCAGTCTATGCGCAACTACGTGTCGCACGCCGCGGGTGGCGAGGATGCGTTCAAGTTGAACGAAGAGCGCAAGCTGGACCAAGCCGCCCAAGAGGCGCTGGCAATGGCCGCGCAGTTGGTCAACCAAGACGCAACAAAGACGTTCGAGGGCATCAACCCAATTATTCAACAGTTGGTACAACAGATGCAACAGGCCAAGCAGTCTCAAATGCAAATGGCCTCAATGGCAGACCCCACGTCTCAGGCCTTGGTGCAGACACAAATGGCCGAGACCAAGCGCAAAACAGAAGAGGCGCAGGCGCGCTTCCAGTTGGAGCGCGAGAAGATGCAGGCCGAGATGGCGGACAAGGTGCGCGACATGCAAGCCAAGTTGGCAGAGATTCAGGCCAAGATGGGACTACAGCAACAGTTGGCAGACCAAGACAACGCGGCCAAGGTGGCTATTGCCGACATCAACAATTCTTCCAAAGAACGTGTGGCAATGATCAACGCCGACCAAGCGTTGAGCGCGCAACAGGTTAAACAACAGCATTCACAAGAGATGACTGCGTTGGAAGCAGAAAGCCAAGCGTACGCAGATTTGCGTAAACATGGACTAGACCAAGCGCAAGCAGAACAGCAACGTGCACACGAAGAAGCAATGCAAGCGCAACAACAGTTGGCCCAAGCGGTCCAACAAGTACAACAACCAACAGGAGCACAGTAATGGCAACAGGCAATCAAGACATGGGTTTTCGCAAGAACTACAAGATCACCGGCAAGCCCGGCTATGCAGGCGGCCCCGGCTCGCCAGTAGAAACAGGTCCCTCTGGTTCAAAGATGGCACCTAAAGCACCCTTGAACCAAGTACCGCCCGTAAATAGTCGCGGTCTTAAAAAATAAGTTAGGGCGTAAGTACACACTTTTGTGTGTATTTAGTTATAAGGAGGGTTTTTGATGAAAGACCCGTTATATGAATCGATCTTTAGGATCAAAGAAGCCGTTCAGTTTTTACAGATCGGCGTTTTGAACGGGGTCGATAGCTGGGATAGATACAACCAGCTAGTAGGGAGAGGCCGAGGTCTGGAAGAGGCCTTGGAAATTATCAACAGTGTCCTGCAAGAGGACGAGGAATCTGAAAATGACAGAGAGTAAGTACCAAGTGGATGGTCGGAGTGAAGCCGACTGTTTTCCGGCAGTTGATCCGGGAATTAAACTTAAAGGCAACCGAATCGTAGTTCAACTGCGAAAAGCCAAAGACGTTTCAAAAGGCGGCATCATTCTAGTGAGTGATACAAAAGCCACCGAAAAATGGAACGAGGTGATTGCAAAGGTGGTGTCAATAGGCCCCTTGGCATACAGAGATCTTAACACGCTTGAACCATGGCCAGAAGGCGCGTGGGTACAACTGGGAGATCTTGTTCGTGTGATCAAGTACGGCGGCGACCGCTGGGCGGTACCACACGGCGACGGCGAGGTTGTGTTTATCATTTTGCAGGACCGTGAGGTCATTTGTGCAATTGATAGTTTTGAAACCGCGAGGACTATGTTCCCCGCATTTGTTGAGTAAAGGATTTCGTTATGAAATCAGTGATGAAAGCAGAAATGCAGGCTGGCGAAGACATCGCCATTAAAGAACGGGACGATGGCAGTGCGTTAGCCGCCATGGACGACCACGTTGACCCGTTTGAGGGCACAGAAGATAACACATCGGCGTCAGACGACGACGGTGATGGTGACACAGAAAGCTTTGCCGAAGGCGGCGAGGTTGAGGGTGACACCGAAGAAGACAGAGAGGCCCTTCGAGCCGCGCGTCGTGAAGAAAGGCGCCTGAAGAAGGACCTGACGAAGCAACGCGAGGTTAGCGCAAAGCATAAGATCAGTTCGCTGGAACGCCGCAACGAGACCCTTGAGCGCCGGTTGGCCCAAGTGGAAAACGCCGCAGTAGGATTCCAGTTTGCACAGATCGACCGCTTGTTGGAAGACGAGTCTACGCGCGTTGAGTACGCGAAGATGAAGGCAACGCAGGCCGCGCAAGCAGGTAACGTTGCCGAGCAAATGGAATACATGGAGCAGTTTCACAACGCCAAGACAAAATTGGCGCAGGTGCAAATGCTTAAACAGCGTCAGTTGGAAGAGGCCAAACAGCCCCGTAACAACGTGCCGAGTCCTGCTACCGAGGTGGTTCAGGAAAACGCAACGCAGTGGTTACATTCAAACCGTTGGTATGATCCAAGCGGTAAAGACACAGACAGCCGCATTGCCAAGGTAGTTGACAATGCGCTGGCAAGCGAAGGTTGGGATCCAGCCGACCCAGAGTACTGGGACGAGTTGGACAATCGATTGAAAGAACGTTTACCTCATCGGTACACGAGCAAAACAGGCGGAGACCGTAACCGCCGTAGCGGAACCTCAAGTGGTCGCACAGACGTGAGTGGTAGTGCTGTAAAGAACACCTTCACACTGAGCCGAGACCGCGTGCAGGCGCTTAAAGACGCAGGAATGTGGGATGACCCATCCAAGCGTGCTAAAGCGATCCGAAGCTACGCTGATTTTGACCGTAAGAACCGAGTAACGAAATAAGGGGTAAGACATGGCTAACAATCGAATTACACGAGATTTAGACGAGCGCCTTCAAGGGCGCGTAGAAGAAATCAAGGCGCGGAATGAAATGTCCTCGCCAGATGAAGCAGTGAAGCGTGAAAGGCTGGAGGCTTTTCGGGACAAATGGTCCAACAATGCACTGCCGGATGTACCGGGCGGTTTAGTGCCCGGTATGCACCTCTGCTGGCTGTCAACGACAAACCAGTATGATTCAATCGACAAACGCATCGCGTTGGGTTATGAGCCAGTGAAAGCCGCAGACTTAGGTAAAGGCTTTGAACACTTAGGCAAAATGAGCTCGGGCAAGTTTGAAGGTTGTATATCTTGTAATGAGATGATCTTATTCAAGATCCCGGAAGACATTTATCAGGAAGTGGCAAAAATGCTTCACCACGATGATCCTTTAGAACACCAGCGCAACATCACGTCGCAGGTTCGTTCACAGGCTGAAGGTGGTAAAGGTGGACGCTCCATTCTGGAAGGTGGCCTCTTGGAGATGGAAAAAGATGCACACAGAGCCGCACATAATCTGCGGTTTAGTTAAACAACTTTAAGGAACCAATAAATGAGTGCAACTTACACTCCCTTTGGCCTGAAGCCCGTATATCATCCTAGCGGCATTATCCGTTCGTTGAATTACACCGGCGCGTACGACGCGGCGGCAGTATTCTACAGCGGTACTCCTGTCTCTTTTGATGAAGCAACGACTGCAGGCACATCTACTCTTGTAGTAGCAAGCAACACACCCACAGCAGGCATGCGTTTAGCAGGCGTGTTCGGTGGTGTTGAATACACCGACGCCTCTGGCCGTCGTACTGTCAGCAAATGGTTTGGTCCCGCTTTGGGCACCGCCTCTGACATCGTCATGTGGATTTTCATGGACCCTGAAATTGTGTATGAGATTCAAGCCAACGGCGCGATCGCTAACACAAAAGTGGGTCAGGAATTCAACTTCACAGCAGTGACATCTGGTCAAATCATCGGCAACGGTGGTCTGGGTACGTCAACCGCTGGATTGAATCCCGCCGACGTTGCAGTTGGTACACAAGCACAAGTTCAAGTCACTGGTCTCGGCCGTGAAATTAACAACGCTTGGGGTGACACAGCAACGGTTGTACAAGTCAAGCTCGCTAACGATGCGTTCGTTGCCGCTAACGTCGAATAACTAAAGAAAGGAAGTAGCACATGGCAACCCCAATGCGCAGTACGGACTTTAGAGCGGTAGTCGAACCTATCCTCAATGAAGTCTTTGATGGTGTATACCAACAACGTGCACCGGCATTCCCCGCAACTATCACGAAGAAGTGATGCTGTTCGGTATGAACACAGCCCCTGAGATGCCTGACGGTACACCCGTTTCGTATGACCAAGGTGGTACATTGTTCATTACCCGTTTCATCTATAAGATCTACGGTTTGGCATACGCCATGACCAAAGTCTTGATGGAAGACGGCGATCACATTCGTATCGGCTCGACTTTCTCGAAGCACTTGGCTCAGTCCATGATCGAGACAAAAGAGACATTGTGTGCAAACTTGCTGAACTTTGCGTTCACCGCCGGCTATGTCGGTGGCGACGGTAAAACATTGATCGCAAACGACCACCCAATCTCCCAAGGTCGCACTTTCAGCAACCAACTGTCAACAGCCGCTTCACTTTCACAGACATCTGTGGAACAGTTGTTAATCCAAATCCGCTCTGCGGTGGACAACAACGGTAAGCGTATTCGCCTGAAAGCGGAACAACTCGTGGTACCTCCTGCCTTGGAATTCCAAGCAGAAGTTATCTTGAAGTCTGTCCTGCGTTCCGGTGGTGCTGACAACGATCTGAACCCTATCAAGTCAACTGGCATGTTGCCAAACGGCGCCCACGTGGTGACTCGTTTGTCTTCAAGCAAGGCTTGGTTCATTCAGACTAACGCTGAAAACGGTTTGATGTTGGTCATGCGTCGTCCTTTGGAGCGTAGCTCTGAAGGTGACTTTGAGACTGACAGCATGCGTTACAAGGCCTCTGAGCGTTATGCTACAGGTTGGCACGATCCCCGTAATATGTACGGCACGATCGGTTTGTAATCGCAGACCTAGCCGGGTGTAAAGACCCCGGCACCCTAAACGCCTCTCCTGAAAAGGAGGGGCGTTTTTGTTTGTGGATATGGGTAATTCTATGTAAGAGCTTTAATCAGCATCGACCCGTAAGGCTCACGGGCGGACGCCATAGAGACGGTGCTGTAATCTTTCTATGGAAAGTAATCAAAATGTCAGTAACTTTTAACACCCCTATCCGCGTTTTTAAGCGCAACAACCCCACAAACGACGGCACAATTGCCCCTGATAACACAGGCGCGGTCCAGTGTGCTCAACAGGACTACATCACACCAATCACGGCAACCCGCCTTGCTGGTGCAATTCCCGTTTTTGCTGTTGGTACAACCACCGCGGCACCCGCTGTAATCCCCGCTGGCGCGATTGTTAACCACATTTTCTTCCTGCAAACTTCAGCGCCTTCAGCGTTGACAGGTGGCGTGATCACTGTGAACATCGCTGGTGTTGACGTGGGTACAATTACCCCAACAACCGCTGGTGGTCGTATTGGTATTGCCTTTACAGCCTCTGCGGCAGTGGCCACAGTGTTGAACAACGTTGGTGCTGAAGACGCAACCGTCACATTCACCGCAACAGCCATTACAGCCATTACAGGCACCTTGGCCGGCACGTTTGACATCCAGTACACATCACGTAACCCTGACGGTTCTATCATTGCTTACGGCGCTGGTTTAACCAACAACTAAGGACGGACATGCGTCAAGTAACAGTTGGAGCGGACGTCCTCGTCCCGATCGACCAGTACATTGCACCAGTCAACGTTTCTTACGTTGCCACCGGCGGTGGTACTGTTGAGATCTCTTACACAGACCCATTTCCATTGAACGCGCAAGGGTATCCTGTACCCACTGCGCCGGTGATGACTTGGGTTGCGGCGCCAGCCAGCCCTATCGTGAACCAGCCTTTCCGGGCTATTCAGGTAACTGGCGGCACTAACTCTACGCTTACTGTAATCCAAGCCGGAGTTCGATAATGGGCAACGCCTTTTACGGCGGCCTTTATTGCGATACGCACGGACAGCCAGTGCTGTCCGTCGCGATATGCGACCGATGTAGCCGCAAACTACCATATTCCATGCTTCGGGAAGACCCGAACGCGCCCGGACTTATGGTATGTCCCGCCGATCTGGACAAGTTTGATCCATGGCGCTTGGCGGCTATTCAAACCGAAAATATCACACTCAGGCACCCAAGGCCTGATGTTTCCGTTGCCATTCCGGGCAAGGGTGGTCTTATTACAAACGCG